CTAATGCCCCCTCAACAGATAAGGAATCCCTTGAATATCTACAAAACCAGACGAAAGAGGGTTCAGATGAATGGACATTGCTTGATGCTTGTATGAACGAAGCCCATTTGAATAAGTTGCTTGGTACATACATTGAGGGGATGATTAAACTGCTTGATGATAATAGCTTATTACATCCTTCATTTAATCTTCATATTCCTGAGACTTTTCGTAGTAGTAGTAGTGATCCTAACTTTCAGAATTTTCCTGTAAGGAATCCTATTCTTTCTCGTGTGCGGCGGACTATGGTGCCCCAGCATGATTGGTTTATTGAGGCTGATTATGCTGGGGCAGAAGTTCGTTTTATTGCTATTTATTCTGATGATCCTATATTGATAAAGTTTTTGGTAGATGGATATGATTTTCATAGATACTTTGCGAGCCTTTTGTATGAAATGCCTGAAGATAAGATTACTGGAAAAATCCGATATAAAGCAAAAAATAGTTTTGTCTTCCCTACTTTCTATGGTTCTTATTATGGGAATACTTGTAAGGATTTGGGTTTGCCTGAAAGCCATGTTCAGGATGTTGAAGAATTATTTTGGGAAAAATTCAAAGGCGTGGAAAAATGGCAAAATGATGTGGTCCGCTTCTATGACAAACATGGATATGTAGAAACGAAACTCGGTTTTAGGATGCTTGCCCCATTATCGAAAAAAGACATTGTGAATTACCCGATACAAAGCACTTCCTTTCATCGGCTATTACGAGCTTTGCTTGATACTGAAAAAGATATGAGAGCAAAGCAGATGCAGAGCTGGATAAATGGACAGATACATGATTCGATTGTTATTGATGCAAAAGATGAGGAATTGGAGGATTGTATTGAACTGTTGAGGTATAATATGGTAAAAGGTGTTTGGTCGTTCATGGATAAGGTTCCAATGGAAGTTGAATTCAAAATTGGTAGGAATTTTTTGGATATGCACAAGGTTTGAAAATGATATGTCAAGATTGCAACAAATTGATACTAGATAATGAAACTTGGGGCAGTTGTTGGCGATGCGGTAAATTTCTTTGCATGAAATGTGTTCATTGGTATGAAGGTTTTGGTAATGTTTGTTTGTATTGTTTTAGGATTTTGGAAAAAGAAAAGGAAAAGAAATGATTTATCAAGAAGCTAGGCCGACAATACTTGATGAGGTTGTAGGCAACAAATCTGCGATCAAAGCATTGAAGAAAGAGTTGAAAGCAGAAAAGCATTCTCATATTTACCTTTTTTCTGGCCCTTCTGGTTGTGGAAAAACCACGTTGGCCCGTATACTAGCGAGCAGTTTTGGTTGTTTGGATATGAATATTATTGAGATGAATGCTGCTTCTCAACGTGGTATTGATGTAATACGTGATTTGGAGAAAATGTCTCAATATTCTCCAATGGGGGGAGGTGCGAGGGCAATTATACTCGATGAATGTCATTCGCTCACAAAGGACGCACAAAATGCTGCACTGAAATTGTTTGAAGATATTCCAAGTTATCAGTACTATTTCTTATCTACAACAGAGCCGGGAAAAGTGTTACCGACAATTCGTACACGGTGCAATCAGGTACAAGTCAAGAGTTTGAATGCTGAAGAAATAGGTTTTGTGCTTGATGATGCTTGTGATCGTTTGGGGATTGAACAACTTGATGATAATGTTTTTGGAGCAATAGTAAAATCTGCTGAGGGATGCCCACGAATAGCGTTGGTTTTGTTGGAGAAGATTAATGGGCTTTCTGTTGAAGATGCTATTAAAGCAGTCCATGCACATAAAGGGATTGATGCACAGGTGATTGATTTGTGTAGGGTTCTTATTAAACAGGATTGGGGGGCTATTAAGGAAATTTATGAAGAAGTGATTAAGGAGACGGAACCGGAAAACATTAGGATGGCATGTCTTGGTTATTTGCATAGTTGTTTGTTGAAATCAAAAAGTAAGATGGAGGCTGCGAAATTTACTTCGATGATTGTTTATTTGAAAGAGCCTACTTTTTACAGTGGTAAAGCTGGGTTGTTGTCAATGTTGGCAGAATGTGTGATATGAAGTTTGCAGATTGGTGTATAATAGATTGAAAGGAGAAAAATGATGGCAAGACAAAACAGACGAGACAGAAGTAAGGCGATTGAGGCAGATATCAACAATAGGGGAAAGTATGGATCTAGCCGTAAGTGGTATACGATAGGGGATGATGAATTAAAAGAATTAGGAGTATCAAGATATGTAGCCGATTCTGGCGATCATGGAAATACAAAGGATCATTTCCTACATATTTTGCCCCCGCACCCTGATGATGGTGATCCAATAGCCTTGAAGTTGTTTGTTCATTTTGGTATAGGCATTGATGAGAATGCTTTTCTTTGTCCGAGATTGATGAAGGAGACATTTGAGAAGTTTGGTATTGATGTCCCCCCTGAGATTGAAGAAGGCAGGTGTCCTATTTGTGAACATAACAAAGTCCTTCGAGCATCTTTGAAACGCAAGCAAGAAAGCAATCCTAGTAATGATTATGAAACCGAAACTGCTGAAATCAAATCATTAACCCCTTTTCCTCCTCGATATTTGGTTTGGGTTGTAGATGCAAAAGATGAGGAGAAGGAAGATGAGGGTTTGAAATTTATTGTGATGCCTTCTACTGTGTATGATGGCATGATAGGGACACTGAAAAACAAGCGGACGGGAGCAGTTTTGGATATAACTGATCCTATAGATGGAAAGGTCTTTGTGTTCTCCCGTGGTGGTAAGACTATGACAAGTACGAGATATACTGAATTTGCAATTGAAGATCGTGATCCTATACCTGAGAAATGGCTTGATGATGTTTTGCATTATGTTGACGTTTTGAATTTTGCTACTTATGATGAAATTGCTGCTGAGTTTTTGGGCAGGGATAAGGAAGAAAGAAAATCTGTAAGAGAAGAAGCAGAAGAGACAAAAGAAGAAATTGAGGAAAAGATTGAGGAGGATATGGGGGAAAAGCCTCGCCGACGATCAAGACGAAAAGAGTCTGATGATGAGGACTCAGAAAAAGATGATAATGATGACCGCGTTAAGAAACTACGTGAACGTGTTCGTCGGACTAGAAAAGAAAGTGAGGGTTTGTAAGCAATAATAATCTTTGAGGTTAGTATATTATAGGAAGGGATAGAAAAATGGAAAGTGTTGATTTTGTTAAATTCCCTAAAATTGCTAGATTGTCTCGTGGTATAACAATTACAGAAAAGATTGATGGGACAAATGGTCAGATTTGTATAGGTGAAAATGGTGAGTTTAAAGTAGCTAGTAGGAAACGTTTTCTTACTTTGGAAAAGGACAATTTTGGTTTTGCTGCATGGGCTTATGCTCATAAGGAGGAATTGATAGAAGGTCTAGGCCCAGGCAGGCATTTTGGAGAATGGTGGGGGGCGAAGATTCAACGTGGGTATAATATGAAAAAACAAGTTTTTTCATTGTTTGATACTTCTAGATGGAACAGTAAGAATGTCCCAAAATGCTGTGATGTTGTTCCTGTGCTGATGTCTGGTAGTTTTCTTTTGATGGATTCTATTGGTGATTGGACGAGGGCTTGTATGTTATCACTGAGGACTTATGGTAGTCAGGCTTCTCCGAGATATATGAATCCAGAAGGAATAGTGATTCGTCACGAAGCTGCTAATGTAATGTTCAAAAAGACATTTGAAGATGATATAACTGGAAAGGGAAATGATGATAACACAAATTGATGAATTGAAAAGGCAATTATCAATCCATATTGATTCTTTGCATATGGATGCACAAGAGCAGGCGATGTTAGCTAATACTGTCGGTGAAATTGCAGCAGAGGCAAAGATGGTAGCTAGGCAAAAGAAAATGGAACATGAAGAAGCTAGAGCTGCATCTGATAAGGAGATTCGCAGATCCCCTGAAAAATATGGATTGGTTAAAGTTACTGAATCTTCTGTATCATCTGCAATTGTTCTTCACCCCGAAGTACAAAGAACTCGTGATGAATGGATACAAGCAGAGAGAGATGCTGATATAGCTGCTTCACTTAGGGACGCTTATCAGCATAGGAAGTCGATGCTTCAAATGGAAACTGAGTTATATGTGTCTAATTATTTTGGTGAAGTTGAAGTTAATCAGAATTCCCTGAGACGATCAAGGCAGGTAGGTGTTAAACAAATTGAGGAGCAATTGGAAAATGCCCGAAAAGAAAAAACACGTAATGACTAAGCATGAAGAAGTTGCGTTGCAATTAGTGAGAAATCTGGATCAATGGGGAGCGTGGACAAATGAGGTATTTGATTTTCATGGTCTTGGTGGTCTTTGTGATTTGTTTGCTAGTATTTTTGAGGACCAT